TTTGGAATTAATAGCTTCGAGAAAAAATACAGCGCAAAGTTTGGTATTAAATAAAAGTTTCACACCACAAGAAACTATGTTACTCTGTTAAGGCAAGATAGTCTTGCAACGCCTATTTGTGGTCGCGCACTTTAAAACGTAGGGGTTCGCGCCCTTAAAATAGCAGAGGTTTCCCGATTCCCTTTTTAATCATCGAGGTTTTCCAAACTTAAAATGGGTTTTGGCGGTTAATTTACTTTAATCGAAAGAGAAAGCTCATGGCTACTACAGTAATGACTTCTGCCAACAGCTCTACCATTGCAAAATGGGAAAAGAAAACTTGGGTAGAAGCTTATCAAAGCTCTGCGTTTGGTCTTATTGCCGCTTCTGGCGGTATTTATGACGCATCTGCTTACTTCCGCAACGACAACGGTCGCGGCGACAATCTGACATTTGACTATGTTGGCAAACTGATCAACGTTCCACTTGGTGAAGGTTCTACAGGCTTCGGTAATGAAGAAGCCCTTGATACCGGAACTCATAACATGGCGATCAATCTTACTCGTATTCTGGTTTCTAACCCGAACACTGGTTCTATTGAACAGCAACGCACAAACATTGATTTCAATGAAGTGTCTGCAAATGTTATGGCTGGCCGTGCAACAGAATTAATGGATTCTGCAGTATTCCAACAATTGGCTGGTGTTAATCCTACATCGTTCACATTGAACGGTACAACCTACGCAACTGCGGCTCAAAAGCTTCAAGTTACTGGACACAATGCTCCGACAGCGCCAACAGCAAGCCGCCTTATTCGTGCGGGTGCTGCGGCGACTGACCAAGCATTAACAAGCTCTGATACGTTCTCAATGGACTTGTTGGATTACGCTTGCGAAACTGTGACAGCAAACGACCAGCCTTTGGCTCCGTGTAATGATGGATATTACAAAGTATTCTTGCACCCATATCAGGTAACTGATTTGAAACAAGACAGCTCTGGCAAAATCCAATGGTATCAAAATCAGCTTGCTAAAGAGGCTGGCGGCAAGGAATCTTTCCTCACGCTTCCATACTCTGACAAACCTGTTGAGCTTGGTGTTTACGGACGTTTCAAAATCTATGAAGCGCCACGTGTTGCAAACGGAGCCAACGCATCGTCCAGCGCAGTTATTACAACTGTTCGCCGTGCGGTTATCGTTGGTAAGGATGCTCTATCATTCGCTTCACCATTTGGCGGTATCGGTAAAAATGATAAAACTGTACCATTCAAAATGTACTCACAGCTTAGCGACTATGACTACGTAAAAGGCATGGACTTACGTTCTCTTTACGGAATCAAGAAAATGTCACCGAGTAATGCTGAAGACATTGGTGCGTTTGTTATTTCAACCTACGCCGCTTCACACTCATAAGGAGGAAAGAAAATGACTTTACCTACAATCGTTCCTACCGGCTTCGCTGGTGACACAACAGACTTCCGCAGAGTAAAGCGGGATACATTCGGCGCGGTGCGTCAAGTGTCTGGCTCTGTTGTTGTTCCTGACGAAACCGCAGAAGGTGCATTCATCGGCCTTGTTCCAATCAATAAAGGTGCGCGTTTTGTCGTAAATGACAAATCCGTGCATATCACCGATATTGATGCCGGAACTGACTCTTTGGTAAATCTTGGTATCATTTATAATGATAACACGACTTATACAAACGATGTTGATGCTTTTGCGTCTGGCTCTACCGCTGGTCAAGCTGGAGGCTGGATCGCTCTTGATGAAGTCGCTGGTATGACTTTCGTTGCTGAGGCTGACGGATGGCTTGCTGTCGAAAATGATGCGAATGTTACAGAAGCCGAGGGTACAATTACCTTTAGTGTTGGTGTGACTTACGACCAGAAGTAATCAGAAACCTTGATTTGATTGCTCTCTAACTAAGGAAGTATGATGGCTACACTGAAGCAGATACGAGATAATGTGGCGAGGAAGTCGCAAGACCCAAGCTATACGTCACGTACTGCTTCAGTCGTAACCGAAGAAATAAACCGAAGCGTTAGATATTATCAAAACTACCGCTTCTGGTTTAATGAAGATTTAAGCACTATTACCTTAACCGCAAACACGCAAGTCGTGACTGGCATTCCTGCGGACGTTATTAGCGAATTACGGGTTAATGGTCTTATGCTGATAGACGCGCAAGTTAAGATTGATTTGCAGAAGCTTTCGCCCGTTGATTTCTTTTCTATGGATGATGACCAGACAGGGCGGCCAGAATATTACACGTACCGTGACGATCAGTTTCTATTATTACCGACACCGGAGCAGGCGTATCCGTTGGTGTTTAGATATCTAAAGTCTTACAGCGATCTTGTGGGTGATAGCGATACGAACGACTTCACAGATTACGCCGAGGATTTAATAATGCTTCATACGTTGAAAAACATATATGCAGAAGAAAAACAAGACGCTGAAAACGGCAGTCTTTATGCAGAATTAGAGCGAGTCGAGTTGGCAGCTTTAAGAACCAGAACAGATAACCGCAACGGAAGCGGATATCTACAAACCCACTCAATACTTTAAGGAGAATACAAATGATTTCAGGTGAATTTAAGAGATATATCGCAGGGCAAATTACTGCAAACGGCGTGACGGAAGTTACTCTTACCGTTCCGACTTTAGAGGCGAACAGCGTTGTTCTTGTTTCATTGAACACAGTCGGCGGGACACCAAACAATGTTTACGTGTTTAGCAAAAACCTAACAACAAAGACAATCGGCTTTAAATCTGCCGCATCGAACACTTCTGTTTATGACGTTATTGTTCTTCCATAAGGGGTAATACGTGGAATTTATAGTAAAAGATATAGGCGGCGATTGGCACTTTGATGGAAAGACTTATTGGTGTTTGGATAAAGACGCTAAGCCGATAGGGAAACTGTATGCCGCCTATATTCCTGAGCCTGTAAAGCTATGGGACGCTAAGTGCAAACAGGCAGGCGTTGCTAGAGATTCAAGAGAGGGCGCGCAGTATAAGCCTAAAGACGTAATTTTTAAACTATGGGAGCATTCAAATGCCAACGCTAACAAGTAATTTCGGATACTCAAAACCGTTAGTAAACAACGCCATTGATGCCGACCTTTGGGGCGGTCTTCTCAATACCAACTGGGATGATCTGGACGCAAGCCAAGCTCTTGTTACTTCTGTAAAGACGAACGATTTCAGCGTCACATCTGCTGACTTCAACACCACATACTTGATTGATGCCTCTGGCAATACAGTTACGGCCACGCTTCCGTCCATAGCACCATTTAATGGTTTTGTCGTTAGGTTTAAAGCCACTGACACGACCGCAACCATTACGCTGGACGGGAACGGTAATACTATTGATGGATCCGCAACGCTTACAATGAAGGGCAATATTACCCTTGTATCTGATGGGACAAATTGGGTTAAGATCGTATACATTGAGCCTGCGTCAGAAACCGTGGCTGGGGTTGTGGAGAAAGCGACAACGGCTGAGATGATAGCTGAGACGGTTGAGAAGTATGTTGATGCTTCAATTATGAAATATCATAAGGGAATTGCAAAGGCTTGGATTAATTTTAATGGAACTGGAACCATAGCGATACGGGATAGTTACAACGTGTCTGGCATTGTTGATGATGGAACGGGAAAATACACAGTTACGATCGACAACGACATGGCAAATACTAATTATGCGGTGGTAACGGCTGGAAGTCGTGACGCTGACGGAACGGATTTTGGGCGATGTAATGTGGAGCCGTATAGTTTGGCGGTAGGATCGTTTAAATTAGCTACTGGAGTATTTTCAACAGCTAATGTTGTAGAAGATTTCACTCTTGTTTGCGCCTCTATCTATGGAGAGTTGGCGTAATGTATAAAAAAAAACTATCTATAAAGCGCCCTGACGGGGTTATTGTAACTGGTTATGTAATAACGGATGAGCAAAAAATGCTTGATGAATACGCAAAATCTATAAACGTAGATGTTGGGCAACTGATCATTAAAGAGGCACAATAGGAAACCATGGCCACAGCATTACAGCCAATACAGGTTTTGTCAGGGGTTGAGCCTACAACTGACAAAAGCGAAACCACAACACAACACTATACCTATAGCAAGGGCATAAGGTTTGTCGGTGGTTATCCTGAGAAAATTGGTGGTTGGGCTTCTTTTGATTTTAATGAGATGGAAACTATTAACGGCAAGGTTCGTTCTATTTTTTCTTATAAGTTAAATGGATTTAATAGATATTTAGTAGGCACAAACACGCGCCTCTATGATATTTTTTCTACGCAATTAACAAACATCACGCCAGTTAAAACGGCTACAGTGGCGGTCGCTAATTCCCTTGATACTTATTATGACACATTAGGAAGCAATCCTATTGCCACGGTCGATGGATCGGCAACGATAACAATCACAGACACGGCGCATAAATTTAAAGCTGGCGATACCGCGACTATATCGGGTGCCGCGACAACAAACGGGATACCAAATACCGAATTAAACGCGGATCATTATATCCGTTCTGTGACCACAAACGCCTATACGGTTATTGTTTCTTCTGCAGCAAACGCCACTGGATCGGGCGGTGGCGCTTCGGTTGTTCGTTCAAGCGGGTATATCACGGTTAATTCAACATCTCACGGCCTGTCTGATGGCGACCGCGTAAAGATAACTGATGCGGTAACAACTGGCGGTATTACTGACGCTGAAATTAATCTTGAGTTTGAGATTAGAAATTCAGATACAAACACGTTTGATGTATACACGGCAGGAACGGCGACAAGCGCGGTTACAAGCGGCGGTGGCGCTTCTACTGTATACCAAGAGCCGATAGACTCTGGCGCGGCGGATACCCTGCAAGGTTCTGGGTACGGCGTTGGGTTATATGGCATTGGGCTGTACGGCGTTTCTAAAAGCTCTAACTCCACGAATCCTGCGCGGCTGTGGTCACATGCTCGATTTGGTGATTTAACGGTATCGGCATTTAACAATCAGAGTGATATTTATTCATGGGATGGCGACACAGTTACGGCACCAGTTAAGGTGTCGAATTCTCCTGTTTGTAATTACGTGTTTGTTAGTAATGAGATTGTTGTGGCTTTAGGTTATGATTTAGGGCAAACATCTGCAAATGTTAATGGAATATCGTGGAGTAATCAGGGTGGCATAACCAACTGGACAACAGGGCAAGCTGGTAGCGACACCATCGAGGGGGCGGGTCGGTTTATATCCCATGCGTCTGCGGCGGGGGCGAATCTGCTTTTTACTGAAAATCAAGTCTATACGTTCATTTATATTGGCGGCCAGCTTATCTGGCAAACACGATTACTTGAGAACGGCGTTGGTTTAATCGCGCAAAATGCCCGTGTTTCTGCGTCTGGGTCTATTTTCTGGATGTCGAATAACAACTTTTATATGTGGCGCGGCGGCAACGTCGAGGTTGTACCAAGCAATTCCTCAACTGAAAGCACAATTCTTCGGTATGTGTTTGATGATATAAATTTTGCGCAGAAAGAGAAAATCTTCGCGTGGTTTAATGAGGAATTTAGAGAGGTTTGGTGGCACCATCCATCTGCCGGATCGAATGAGTGCGACAGAATATCACGATTAAACGTTGATACTTTCGTTTGGTGTTTTGATGAAATGCCGAGAAGCGCGGCAGAATATCCAAGCGTCTTATCCCAAACGCCATATTTAGCGGGTGTAAACTCAACCATATATCTGCATGAAAACGGCCAGAACGATGATGGCGCGGGTTTGTCGTGGCAACTGGATACAAACTATGTTTACGGCGGCACGAACACAACACAGCTTGCCGCATTTATCCCTGATAATAATATGAGTGGCGATATTAATGTTAATTTAAAGACTAAGAGCTATCCATCATCATCAAACATATCCAATAACAATTATACAATTACCAGCTCCACCGAAAGAGTTGCCACCGAATTAAACGGAAGATATTGGAAGTTTTCATTGAGCGGTAGTGACGTTGATCAGATGTTTCAATCAGGCCAATGGTACATTGAGGGAAAGGGGTCTAGCCCGAAATGAGGAATAACTACGACACACTAAGGCCACAGTCTACGCTGCAGGACGTATTAAGCTGGGCTTTTAACGTAACAAGAAGCAGGCTTTTTGATTTAGAGGATTACAATATTCTAAAATCAACATCTCCTGCCATTTATAGCCCGCCCGCAAGCTCAACAGACTTGGTTGGAACGGAAAAAGCCGGCGATGTGTCGGCGGACACGAATTATCTATATGTGGTAGTGGACAACGCGGGGACATTACAATGGCAGAGAGTGGCGACAAGTACGTTTTAAGGGAGTTTAACAGCTCTGATTATGAATTATATAAGATATGGTGGGATAGCCCACCGCCGATTGATAGCTTTCCTAGAATAAGCTTTGTAATCGGGGATATGAAGGCAGTTGGATTTTTAGCAATGACGGATTGTAATTTTAGTATTTTAACGTGGTGGCGCGCAAATCCGAATAATAAAGGAAAAGAGAGTTATATGGCTTTAGAGAAATTAATAAAATGCGCCCTTGATACATCAAGGCTCATTAATAAAAAATATGTATTTTGTTATACAAATCAGCGTGGTATGATTACGTTGTTAGAGAGCCTAGGATTTAAAAACAACAGCGGTCATCTGGTCGCGGAGGTTCTGTAATGGACAAACTATTCGGCTCTGCCCCTAAAGAAAACCCAAGTCAGCAAGTTTCCGGCTTTGGGGCTTTACCTGAGTGGGCGCAATCTAAATTCCAAGGCTTAGCAAAGGCCGCTGATCCGTTACTGCGAAACCCTGACCAGTATTTCGCTCCTATGGGTCTGACCTCTCAAGAGCAAATGGCTGGAGGCATGATTGATCCTGCTATGTTCGGGCAAAATATCCAAAATTACATGAATCCATACAGCGATATTATCACGCAAGATATTAACAAGGCGTTTGAGTCACCTCAAGGCGCTTTATCTTCTGAAATTAGTGAGGCTGGCGCGTTTGGTGGATCAAGAGCAAGAGGGGCGCAGTCAGATCTTGAACGCTCAAGACTTGATGCGATTGCAAACGCAATGAGTGGCCAATGGAATACTGCTGGAAGCCAGATGCAACAGGGCATTAGTAACCTGTTAGGATTTGGCGGACTGCAACGTGGTGTAGACCTCGCACAGCGCCAAGCATTGCCGAATGCGTTGCAATCCTACGGTAATATTATTAATCCTCTCTTGAGTGGCTCACAAGGCACAGGCGGGTATACAACAAATGGTGATAGCGGCCTTGTTGGTGATGTTGGTAAGGTCGCAGGGTTGGTGGGTAGTGTGGCTGGGATGTTCTCTGATGAGCGCCTGAAAACTGATATTGAGAAAATTGGTGAGAAGAACGGTCTTAATCTTTACTTATACCGCTATAAGGGAATGAAGCAAAAATTCATTGGGTACATGGCTCAGGAAGTTGAGAAGCTATTCCCGAACGCCGTTAGTGAGTTGCACGGCTTTAAGGCGGTAGATTATGGAGTGATCAATGGTTGATTTTTTAGGCGGATTACAAAAGTTTGGCGGGTTTGCAAATAATCTATCCGACTCCATGGCTGAGGTTCAGCTTAATAATCTAAAGTTTGATAATCCTGCAGAATACCAGCGCATTATGGGTGATAAGGCTGACGGGAGCCTTCGCAGAGAAGAACTTGACTTGCGTAAACAAGAGCGAGCCGCGCAGATTGAGCAACAAAGACGCACACAAGAGGCAATGAATAACCCAGCTATTTTAGGGCGCTTGTCGGAAAGATTTGGAATCCCGCCTGAGTTGATTTCGCAAGTAGGCATTGAAAACTTAGGGAAAATCGGTGACTTAACCGCGCCAAGTGAATTCCAGCAAAAAATGGAAACGCTAGGCCAATTGAGCCAGTTGCCGCCAGATGCTCAAGCACAATATGAACGTGTTTTTGGTAAGTCTGGGACAACTGTTAATGTTGGCGGGAGTGAGTCGCCGTTTAATGAGAAGTTTGACGAGTCATTAGGTAAGGGGCGCGGCGATGCTGTTCTCACATTAGAGAATGACGCAACGGATTATTTAAGACAGGCGAATAGTGCTGAGCAAGCCCTGTCGATATTGGAAAGCAACCCTAACATTGATATTAGCCCGACATCTAAAATTACAAATGATGTTAAATCCTTGTTTGCTAATTACTTAACGCCCGACCAGTTGCAAAGCGTTGCTGATTATCAGACGCTTGATAGTCAGTTGATCAGAAACAGATTTGACGTTACGAAAGTGCTTAAAGGCGCAATCACCGAACAAGAGCAAATGGCGGCACAAACCGTTGCAGGTAAAGCCACAGGGACAAAGGCAGGACTGGCGCAAACACTTAGAAATAACGTGGCATACGCAACCCTTCAGGCTGACTATAACCAACGCAAAGCTCAGTTTATTCAAGACAAAGGACAGGATTATAAACCGTCTGACTTCGAGAATTATTACAAAGAACTAGGACAGAATGGTGAGCGCCCTACACTTGATCAGCTTATTGGTCAAATTAAAGCGCCATTGAACGCCAGAGATGCCGCTATGGAAGAAGCAAAGCGCAGGGGGCTTATGTGATACAAGATCCGTATTTAAAACGCCTTGCCGAAATTGAAAGCACTTCTGATCCAATGGCAAAAAACCCCAAGTCAAGCGCAAAGGGGTTGTTTCAATTCATCGACAGCACAGCCAAGCAGTATGGTATTAATGCGCCGTTTGGTACGCCAGAATACACAGCGCAAGAGATTGACGCGGCAAAGCGATTTACTGATGAGAATAAAAGCGTCTTAAAAAACAAGCTCGGCCGTGAGCCGACAGCAGGGGAGCTATACTTAGCCCACCAGCAGGGAGCCACAGGGGCGTCTAATATACTTTCAAACCCGAACGCGAGAGCCGCTGATATTGTTGGCGAGGACGCTATTTTATTAAACAAAGGAACTCCAGATATGACAGCAGGAGAGTTTGCTTCATTATGGACTAATAAATTCGATGGTAATGACACGCTCATTGGTGGCGATGGTAATGATACGCTTGCGGGCGGTTCTAGCAATGATAGCTTTAGCACTATGTCCAATGAGGATTTAATGGCGCTCATTAACACTCCCACCGAACAACAGGGCGAAGTGTCAAGCCTGTCTGATGACGAGCTTATGGCACTTATTAACGAACCCCAAGCATTACAACAAAACCAAGCAGGATTCCTGCAACGTACTGGAGAGGCGTTATCTGGGCGCGGTGAAAACATGGCGGCGGCGCTTCAACGACAAGGCGCAAGCGTTGCTGGTATCGAGCAATCAACCCCTGAAACAGCCTTTCAAATTGGAACACAAGGACTTGGTGCTGTTGGTGATGTATTGGGTAATTTAGCCGTATCTGGTTTTCGCATGTTGCCTGATGCAATTGAGCAACCAATAAGAGAAGGCGCGAGCGCGGCCACTAAGTTTGTTGGTAGGCTTCCATCATTCGGTGGCGGCACAATTGGGGAAAGAATCCCTGCCGAGCTAGGGCAATTGTCTGATAAGTACGGGCAGTTTTCACAGGAAAACCCAAGGGCGGCGGCGAATTTAGAGGGCGCTGGTATCTTAGGTTCTCTGTATCCGCCGACACGAGCTGGAAAAATGGTTATGGGTGCCTTGGGTAAAACAGGCAACGTTGTGGGTAAAACAACGCAAGCGGCTGGTCGCGGCATTGCCCACGCCATTCCAAAGGCAAAGGATATCACTTCTGAAACGTTAAGAGCGCAGGCTGGTACATTTTACAAAAAAGCAGATGAGCTAGGCGGAGCATTAAACCCGAATAAAACCCAAGACATATTCGATAATATTATTGCCGAGGTTTCTGCCGAGGGAGCAACACTCCCTGCCGCCACGCAAAAAGCCTTGCGCGGTATTGCAGATCCAGAGAATAAAATCCGCCAAGGGCTTGATGTGTTTGAAACACTTAAAGGCCAACCATTAACATTGGAAGGCTTTAAAACGATTGATCAGACGCTAGGAGATTTGATTTATTCTAATTCAACCCCAGATGATGTTGCACGAAAAATGCTAATTATGCAGAGAAAAATGCGCGAAACTGTCGAGAATGTTAAGCCTGATGATTTAACTGGTGGCGCAGAAGGATTCGAAGCGTACAAAGCTGGCCGCGAAATATGGTCAAAGCAGGCGCGTATTCGTGACTTGGAAAACCTAACCAAGAAAGCCTTTGCAACTGACCAACCGACAAACGCCCTAAAACGGTCACTTAAACGATTCTTGGTTGATGATAAAAACCTTAAAGGGTTCTCCCGCCAAGAACTTGACATGATTGAGAAGGCTTCAGAAACAGGGATAGGCGGTAACTTGCTTCGCATGGTATCTGGCCGCCTTCCATCGTCTATTGCAATGGGTACAAATCCATTACTTGCTCCGGCAATGTCTGCGGCTTCGACTGGTTCAAGATCAATGATGGATGATTACATGTTAAAAAACATGCAAAACATAAGCAATGTTATTGGCGGAGGGAAACAAACGCCTATCAGCCCGTTGCGTATGGGGGCAGAGGTTTCCGGTAAAGCGCTGGGGAGCCTTGGCCGAGGTATAGAAGGCGCTTATTCAGGGCAAAAAGGCAATCTTGCAACTCTCGGATTATTAGAACAAATGCACCGAGAACAACAAAGAGAATTATTACAACAGCAATAGGAGAATAAAAATGGCATTATTAGAAACATTAACTTTCGCGGCAGATGGTCGCCAAAGTGTTAAATGTAAAAACAAGCGCGATGGGAAGCCACAAAGCTATACTTATGTGGCGGCTGGTGACTTTGGTAGCGGAACAGTTACGGTTCAGGTCAGCGGTGATGGCACAAATTGGGTGAGTAATATTGATAAGGGCTCTGGACTTACATTCACAGCGGCGGATTCTAACAACTTGTCGATTAATTCTGACGAAAATAACCCTGTTTATCTTGGGTTTAGTTTAGCAAGTTCAACCAGCCCAGATTTTACAATTAAGGTGTATGACGGAAAATGATAATCACAACAATCATCTTTGGTGTTTTAGGCTCACTTGCGGGAGGGTCATTCCCTTATTCTTATCTGCTTAATAAGAAGGGCGAAGCGTACCCTAACGGTCAGGACAAGCGCGGGATTATGCCTATAAACCTAACATTCTTGCCGGAATTATTGTTGGCGGTGTTTATCGGTAGTGTTGCGGTTGAGTTATATGAGGCCGTATTAGGTGTATTTTCACATTGGGTGTATTTCACGCTACTTGCCTGTACCTCTTTTGTATCTTTGATGGGGATTAACGCCGCGACATACGGGATGCTTTACTGGCAGAACGGCGGCGAGGCTCCAGATCGTGAGGCAACAATTAAACCTATCGTTGATTTCTTTGCTGGCAAGTTTGGTTACAAATATGGTGATGAGGGCTATGCGTGGATTTGGGCGGCGGTGAAGGGTTTTATTACAACACTCCCGCTTGGTGGGTTTGGTGCTATTTTATTCCCATTAGGATATGAGGCGGGAAGCCATGCAGAGGGGCGTATTAAGGGCGACACCAATATTTACCGCGAGTTTCTATCTTATGCGGCGATAGGGTTGTTAGTTGGATTGATTAAATTATTATAAGGGTGTGCCATGGCGGATGATGAAGTCTATAAGACGCTAGGTAATCATGGCGCGAGGATAACATCACTTGAAAAACGCGTAACTAATATCGAGAATTTACTTCAAACGATTATTGCTGATTTACAGGTGTTGAAGGATTTGGTGACTACAGTTAGAGGTTTTTTTGATGCTTGGAAGTGGGGCATAGGAGTGTGTTTAACAATAGGTAGCGCCGCCGTTGGCGCTTATTATTTTATTAGGGATTTAGGATTGTTGTAATGAAGCTGAAAACATCAAAGATATTTGGAACGCTGACTTTTGTGCTTGGCGCGGTTGTTATGATCGGATGGTTTATTAAGAATCAAGCCCTCATTCAGATATATGGCGGCTTTGTGCCAATGCAGTTTAATACGGCCTTATGTTTTACGCTGGTTGGGCTGTCTATTTTATTTCACCGCACAAGGTTTGCTTTGTATCATTTATTAAGTGTTCCTGCAGGGGCGATAGGGTTGATAACGCTTTTAGAATATGCCCTGCACACTAATATCTGGGGAATAGATCAATTCTTTATGGATGATTACATCATGGATGAAACTTCTTATGCAGGGCGAATGGCTCCTAACACCGCTTTATGTTTTAGCTTTATCGGCGCTTCTGTTGGGTGCTTTGAAAGCCCTCTATTTAGAAAGATTGTAGCGGGTTGCTTACTGGCTATTTCTTCCGTTGCACTGGTTGGTTACTTCTCCCAAGTGGAATGGCTTTATAAATGGGGTGATTATACAGGTATGGCACTTCATACAGCGGGGGGCATGGCTCTTGTCGCTGTTGGTATGTTTTTTATGAACGGATTTAGGCGACATAAATTATTTGATAATGCGCCGTTGCAAACTTCATACCGCAGGAGAGAAAGTGATGTGTATGTTCCGTAAAAAGCCAACCACAAGGATTGTCGCGGCTGGTGGTGGCCTTATCACGGCGGCCATGGTATCTGCGGCGGTTTTCCTTGGTCTGGTTGGCGTTCACTCTCCTATGACTGCCTCATTTGAAGGCACTGTCCTTGAGAATTATATTGATAGTGTGGGCGTGGAAACATGGTGTACTGGCGAAACTCAAGTCGGATATAAGCCAGTTGGGAATTACACCAAAGAAGGGTGCGCTATGCTGTTCAAGGAACAGTTTAACGCTTATTCAGCGCGGACATACTCATGCTATTCAGAAGAAATGAAGAAATATGTAACCCCAGACATGCATGCGGCCTTCACAGACTTGAATTATAATACAGGTGTGAAATGCCCTAAAAGCGTTATGACTGCATTAAAGCGCGGCGATCCAGTTACGGCGTGTAAAGGGATATTGAAATACAAATACGCTGGCGGCCATGATTGTTCTTTGGATAACAAGGTATGTGCAGGTGTGTGGAAGCGGCGATTAAAAACATATGAATTATGTATAGAGGGGGCGGATAATGTTCGGAATTAACATCTGGGTTATTGTAAGCGCTATTGCCATTTTAAGCCTCACTGGCGCGGGTTTGTATTTCAAGGGTGTAAGTGACGGTAAGGATAAAGAGCGCCTTGTGTGGCAGAACAAGCAGTCAGAAAGCGCATTATCAGACGTTGATATAGAAAGAAAGCAAAATGAAGTACGCAATAAGCCTATTAGTGGCGTTGGTTTTAACAGCTTGCTCCGCAAAGGGCGGTTTGGACAACCATAAGACTAAGGAGCTGGTTTTGCCAGATGTTATCGAGTATTCAGCCGGTGAGCAATTAGCCGTGGCGAACGAATTATTCAAGGACGATAAAAGCGGTGAGTTGCGTTACCCGATTCCTCATACTTATGATATGCTTCTGGACTATCACCGCATGCAACAAGAAACATTAATTGCAAAGCGGGTCTTGCAGGAGAAGGCAAAATGAAGAAGGAATTTGAAATTGTCACTATTGATAAAAAGCCCTTTATTCAGGTGGAATTGAGTAAAATAGCATTAAGAACAAGAGAGGTAGGGCGTGAAAGCGTTCCTAATTGTAGGATATGAGTTTAGTAAATGGATTAACAAATAAGCTGGTTAGCGGATTATCTTTAGGGATTGTCAGTGGTGATGGGGCAACCTTAACCCTGCTTAACGACATATTCCCAACGACAGCGGAAGCCGAATGGCACGCCAATATAGCAGATAGTTATTCTGGTAGTGGCACAGATATGAACAGCTTGTTTACCCCGTCATCAGGGGCGACACTAGCAAACTATCTAATGACAAATGCCAGCGCGGCCAGCTTATTCACGGGTACAGCAGGGCATCCAGACGCACACTTCCTGCTTGCTGGAAACAGCACAAACATCTTCACAATAACCGCCAATACAACAGCCACAAATTCGCTCCATAAAACTACAGGCGGTTCTGATTATACGATTTTTGCAACGGCATATTTTACCGATACCGTCAGCACAGGTAAGGCGATTGTAGACACTCAAACAACATCTGGTTCCGTAGGACAAGCATGTAATTGGTCGGCAGATGATACGTTCAGACTACAACAACGTGGTGATACATTAGAGGTTCAGGTCGATAGTATTGAAACTTACGCGACAGGCAAAGAGGCGTTTGTCGCCATGCAACATGACCATGCCGCCAATAAAACAAGAATAACGATTAATGGCATTATTACAGAAGTGGATCATACCTTTAATGCTACAACGACAGATGCAAGTAATCCGTTCCATCTCTACGGGCATCCTGCGGTGGCCTTCCTTGAATCTGGCACCAAGGCTAGAGGCGCTGGTCTTGTTCTTGAATATGCATCCGTAGCAGACGTTGAGGCCGTAAGACAGTCATGGGTGGCCATTGACGGGCAGACATATCTTGACGCTGGCGCGGTACAGGCGTTCTCTTTTGTCGATCAAGATGATTTAGACCCCTCAACACTCACAACGTCTGCAAGCGTCTTAATTAGAGGCTTTACAGGTACAAAGACAATAACTGTAACAGGCGGTGAATATCAGATACTAGATAGCGATAATTCCACAGTCTTACAGACTTGGGGAACAGCCGCAGGAACGGTTAACCAATATAATTACGTTCAAGCTAGAGCAACGACTTCTGCTTCTGACGCAACGGCGGTTAATGTCGTGGTTGATGTTGGTGGTGTTTCTGACACGTTCACTATTACAACCGCGTCTGGGGTTACTTACAACACTATGGCCGATATTGTTCCGTTTGCTGAATTCGATATTGACTTCTCGATAGAAGACTCTGTAGGCGCTACTGACGCAATCTCAAACTTAGTAACCCCTCACAGCGGCGCGGCGAAATCAGCTTATAACTTCACCAATAATGGGTTCACTATTACAGGCGCAATAGGAAGCGCGTCCAGACATGCCTTGGCTGATGGAAGTAACCAGTTAGACCTAACCTCTGGCGTTAATACAGCATTCTTGAATAAACTGTGTAGAACTGTTGGTGGTACAAATGCAAGTTTTGCTATAGCTATTAAGAGCGCCCCATCTAACGGTATTGCTAGGTTCTTCCATGGTGGACCAGATAATGCCTCACCTTTATTAGGGTTGCTAACCTTGTCTACAAATCAGATAACCTCGTTTCAGCGCGGCGATACAGGGAATGCCAATGGAGCTTCTGGGCTGACATTACCGACAGGCACGTACACGCTGTTAATTGTTTCACATAATCTTTCAACTAATGAAACGACATTCTGGAATGACACCGACACAGGAACGACAGTTTCTCGTACATATAACGCTTGTGACACAGACGCGGCTTTATTCACGATAGGGGCGCAGAGCGATGGCGGCAATCCTATGCAAAACTTATCTGAATTATGTGGGGTAAGCGGATTTAACGGAGCGTTAACAAATGCCTACGCGGCTGGTATTCGGGCAGAGTATAAGACAAGACACGGTTCTGGCAGATACGGGGCTTAGTTTTTAGTCCTCTCAATCCACATCTTAATTCTTTTTTCTGCCAGTTTAAACATAAAAAAACGCTTTTTTTCAGTCAAAATTCCAGCGCATGAGTTACAAACGCTTCAAGTTCTTGTTCCATGTCGGAATCTCTTTCTTTTTGCTTTTCTTTGGTGTCTTCTGATAGATAGGCTCCTATTATTGAAACTCGTATTTCAGCGCGCCAATAATCAAATAATTCTTT